TAGATGGCCCTCTTCCTCCACCTCACCCAGAAGCTCGCGCAAGGCTTCATGGCGTTCTACAGCCGCTATCCCCGCAAGGAAGCGCGCAAGGATGCGATCAAAGCCTGGGGGCAAGTCGTGAAAGACGATCCGGCGATTGAGGCGCAGATCCACACCGCGCTCGATTGGCAGATTCCGCACTGGGAGTCACTGGATTGGTATACGCCGCCGTTGCCCGCGTCGTACTTGAGAGGGGAGCGGTTTACGGATGAACCACGACCAACGCACCCAGGCTGAACTGATCATCCTCGCCGGCAAACTCGATGAGCTGATGGCGGAGCGTGTGGTGTCTCAAGCCAAGCTCGCCCGCCTCATGCAGACCAACCGCGCCACCGTCTGCCGGCTCTTGCAGGGGAGTGACGCCAAGATGTCCACCTACTTACGCGCCTTCGAAGTGCTCGGGGTGGACATGGTGATCCTGCCGCGTGTTGCGTAAATAGAGCAGAAAGGCGGACCATCGGCGCAACAGATAGTAGCTATCAAATAGTAAGTCGCTCACAATTAGGCGTAGGTGCAGACCTCACGCCACGAACAGCTGCTTGATTTCTACATCCGGCCTGCCGTCCAGCGCAGCGCGTACGAGTTCGAGTGTGAGCTGATCCGTCGCTGGAATGCCCTTCCTGAAAATCCCACCCCGTCTCGGGCGTGGCCCGTACCCGTGCCTACATTTGAAGAGTGGAAATCGGGCCGCGCATGACCGAGATCGCCCTCTCGGATTACACCGCGGCTCAGGTCCACGCGCTTCTGACGCAGTCTCGAGCCGCCCACCAGCGTAAGCAGAAAGCCTCCGGCCGCACCAACGCCAAGGGCGACGTGATCGCGCAGCCGAACTACCCCGTGGCCGAGGGACACCTCGCCGATGCGCTCGATCTCAGGCTCCAGGCGCACGCTCTCGACCCTGATCATCTCGCCCCCGCCTGGCAGGACGACAAGGTGCCCCACGAGACCCTGGTCGCGTTCATGCAGCGCTACGCCAGCATTCAGGCTCCACAACCGGTCGTGCTGAGCATCGCGGAGATTGACGCCACGACCACCACGCCAGCGGGAGACAAGCGCGACAGCCTCGCTTATGCGCTGTTGTTGCTGGAATCCGGGTGGATTCAGCCGGCCGACTTGCAGGCCACATTTGCGAAATTGGGCCAGAAAATGCCCCACGTCCATCGTGTGGATCCCGGCTACATGCAGTCGCTGCCATGAACTCTTTGAACAATGGCCAAGAGTAAGCGCGGCGGCGCGCGGCCTAATTCAGGCCCAGAGAAGGGCGTTAAATACGCCCCCACGCTAGCGAAAGAGGCCGCTCGTGAGGCGTTGCGCCAGATTGTGCTGCGCGAGATGGAGGGCCTGACGGCTGCCCAGATTGCCCATGCGAAGGGGTTGAGCTACTTGGTCGGCCGCGACAAGGCCGGCAAGTTCAAGAAGCTGACCAGTGAGGAAGCTGATAAGGCGCTTTCTGGTGAGTCGGAATACACGCTGGTGGAAGTGTGGGAGAAAGACCCATCCGTGCAGGCGTTTACGGACCTCATGAACCGCGCCCTGGACAAGCCGAAAGAACAGGAGCAGGAGATCGAGCATAGAGGCGAAATTCGGTTCCGCTGGTTAGGCGATAACGAGGCCGCGGATGAGTAGCGCGCTCGCCGTGCAACAGCCCGTTGATGAAATCGTCGTGCCCTACAAGCCTAGGAATTGGGCGAGGCGTCTCCACGCGTCTCTGCGCCGCTTCTCGGCTATCGTCCTGCATCGCCGTGCGGGCAAGACCACCGCGGTCATCAACCACCACCAGCGGTATGCGATGGATGACGCGCTTGAGTCGCGCCGGCTGCTGTATCTCAAACCGGACCTGACCAGCGCCCAGGTGCGCGAGCTGATTAATCCTCCCGGCGGTCGGCACTACGGGCATATCATGCCGGCCCGCAACCAGGCCAAGCTGGTGGTCTGGGACAAGCTGAAGTACTACGCCCGCGACATTCCGGGAACCAAGATCAACGAGTCCGAGCTCCTGATTAAGTACCCCACGGGGCATAAGCTACAGCTGTTCGGCGCGGATGATCCAGACGCCCTGCGCGGCCCGGCCTTCTCGGGTCTGAGCTTTGACGAATACAGCCAGCAGCCGCGCAACATCTTCTCGGAGGTGCTGTCAAAGGCGCTGGGTGATCACCTCGGCTACGCTATTTTCCTCGGCACCATTAAGGGAAAAGACCACCTCTATCAGACCCACCAAGCGTTCAAGAACGATGAGGCAAACTTCGCTTTATGGCAGGACATTGACGCGTCGTTAGCGTCTGAGGACGGCATCACCATTCAACTGCTTGAGCAGGCGATGGAGGATGACCGCAGGCTTGTCGCGCAAGGGCTGATGACTCAGGACGAGTTTGACCAGGAATGGTTTCTCTCGGTCGATGCCGCCATTAAAGGCGCCTACTACGCCAAGGAAATGGCGGCAGTCAAGGCCACTAATCGCATCACACGCGTGCCGATCGAGCCGTTACTGCCAGTGGATACCGATTGGGATCTCGGCGTGGATGACGCCATGGCGATTGTGTTCTCGCAGTCAGCCCGTTCGGGTGAGGTCCGCGTGGTGGACTACTACGAGGCGTCTGGCGAGGGCTTTCCGCACTACGTCAAGGTGCTGGCTGACCGCGGCTACGTGTATGGTAAGCACTACCCACCGCACGACATTTCAGTGCGCGAAATGGGCACCGGCAAGAGCCGCAAGGACACCGCTCGTAGCCTTGGCCTGAACTTCCAGCCGCCCCTGCCGGCACTGGGTTTAGCTGATGGTATCGACGCGGCGCGGCTGTTCCTTGCGAAGTGCTGGTTTGATGAGGCCAGGACGCCCGTGTTGGTTGAGTGCCTCCGCCACTACCGTAAGTCCTATAACGCCCGCCTGGACATGTTCACCGAGACACCAGTTCACGACAAGTACTCGCATGGCGCCGACGCCTTCCGCGGTTTAGCGGTGCGCCACAAGCTGCCCCCGGCTGAGGAAGCCGCGGTGGCCCCGTATCACCCGCCTAGCGCGTGGAGAGGCTAATGGCGACTGGGCTCTACCGTTCGTTTCGTAACCCGTCCGATGACGACGCGATCACGCGCCAGATGGTGGAGGACGTGCTGGATGCCCACCGTGACGCCCGTGCGGGCCGCGAGCATGAGCCGTTTGACGCGGCCGATACCGAGCGCCTGCAGAAGCTCGCCATGTTCATGGTGATGCCAGATAAGGCCCCGATCGCCACGCCGTTGATTCTCGCGGTCTATCCACAGATGGCGGAATTGCTTCAGCCGAAGGTGCAGCAGTGAAGAAACCCGAGATGACGAAGGTCGCAGAAGACGCCCTCATCAAAGAGCTGAAGGACGCCTTCGACGCTGACCTGGCCGTGTGGCAGCCCATTCTCGATGAGGGCGACACGGACATGAAGAACGTGGCGCTGGACCCGTGGGACTCGGACGATCGCAGCGCCCGCAAGGCGGCTGGCCGTCCGGTGATCGTGACCGACGAGCTTGGCCAGTATCTCAACCAGCCAATCAACGAGTTTCGGTCGAATCCTCGCGGAGTGAAGTTCAACCCGACCGGGAATGGCGCGAACGACAAGACCGCTCGGCTCTACGAGAACAAGATGCGCGAGATCGAGTATCGGTCGAACGCGCAAGTGGCCTATTCCACCGCCTACGCGGATGCCGTTCAGCGCTCGTTTGGCTGGGTGCGTGTGGACATGCGCTTTGTGTCTGAGCGGAGTTTCAAGAAGGAGCTCTGGGTTGAGGCCATTCCCAACCCGAACAGCGTGCTCCCTGACCGTAACAGCATGAAGCCGGATAGCTCGGACATGCGGCGGTGCTTCGTGTTCGAGCAGATCACCCGGGGAGACTTCGCCCGTGATTACCCCTGGGCCGAGATCAAGAGCTTCAGCCCGGACCTGATCAACCAGTCGGGCGGATGGCTGACCGCGAATGACATGGTGCGGGTGGCGGAATACTGGAAGATCGAGACACGCGAGCGCGTGCTGTGCCTCTACCAGATGCCCGATGGGAAGACGCTGGAGCAGTTTACGGACGAGAAGGCCGTCAAGGGCTACAAGAAGCTCGCCGAGCGCCCGGTGGATTTCCCCTCGGTTATTCAGTACCTCACCAACGGCGTCGAGATCCTGAAGAAGACTAAGTGGGCGGGGAAGACCATCCCCATCCGGTCGTGCTTCGGCAAGATCCTGTGGCTGAACGATAACGGCACGCCGCGGCGGGTGATTCTGAGCATGACCCGCGCCATGCGCGATCCCTATATGGCGATGTGCTGGGTGCTGTCGAACGAACTGGAAGCGCTAGGGGCGATCACGAAGAATCCATATCTGGGCTACGCCGGCAGTGCAACACCAGCCCAACTAAACGAACTCAAGAAGTCGCTTCACGAGCCGGTGGCCATGCTGCAGTTTCAGCCCTATCTGGATGGCCAGAATGGCGGCGCGCTGCTTCCCCTGCCCATCCGCAACCCCATGACGGCCGATCTGAGCGCCTACGCCATGAGCGCGGAGCAGTGGCGCCGGGCGATCCAGTCGGCGGCGGGTTCCAACTTCCTGCCGACCAACGCCCAGAAGCGCAACGACAAGTCCGGCGTGGCGCTGGAGAAGATCGACGAGCAGGCCCAGAAGGGCACGTACCACTTTACCGACGCCTCCAACGGCATGATTCGTGGCGTGGGCGAGATCGTGGAAGACGTGATGGAAGCCACGGTGGACGAGTCCCGCGAGATGGTAGTCGTGCTGCCTGACGGCAAGTCCAAGACGGTGCAGCTGGCCGCGCCTGGACAGGAGCCACAGGGCGACGACGAATACAGCGTGAAGGGTGATCACGCCACTACGATCTCCGTGGGGCAGTCCTACGAGAACGAACGGCAGGCGGCCAGCGCCTTTGCCGACGTGCTGGCGGCCAATCCGCAGGTCTTCCCTATTCTTGGCCCCATGATCGTCAAGCTGAAGAACCTCGGGCCGATTGGCGATGAGATGGCCGATGCCTTGAAGGTGTTGCAGCCGCCGGAACTGCGTAAGCAGGAGGATGGCGCGAAGCCGGATCCGCGTCAGTTGCAGGCCCAGCTGGAAGAAGCCAAGCAGGTCATGGCGGTGGCCAAGCAGGAGATTGCCGAGCGCGACAAGGTCATCGAAACCAAGCAGATCGAGCGCGAGACGGAGATCGAGAAGGTCACGATTCAGACGCAATCCCAGCGGGAGACGGCGATCGAAGTCGCCAAGATCACCGCCGGCAGCCGTGCGCAGACCACGCAAGCCCAGGTGGACGGCAAGGCGCGGGATACCGACGTGCAGGCCGAGATCGACCTGAAGATCCTTCGTGCTGAATCCGCCATCTCGGCCCAGAAGCTCATGCTGGACGCGCAGAAGCTGGAACTGGACGCCCTGAAGCTGCAATTCCAAGGCGAGCAGAGCGACAAGGACCGCGAGCATGATGGCCAGAAGCTGACCCACCAGGCGCATGTGAATGCGGCCGAGGGCGAGCGCGGCCACGAACGAGCGATTGAGATGCAAGACCGTCAACCCGAAGGAGATAACGCATGACCCAAGATCACGTGCTGGAAATGGACCGCAAGCAGAGCATCAGCCGCGAAGACGTGGCACATTTCGCCCAGGCTATCCCGGATCGCATCGGCAAGAACGGCCAGAAGATTCGCGGTCGCGAGGCGATTCAGTTGACGGCCGGCGTTTACTGCCCGAACGACGACAGTCACGGCCGGCTGGGTGTTCACAAGACGGGCGCGTTGATGTGCGGACTCTGCCGGTAGGCGGACCATGGAAACCGAGCGCGTCTCCTACCGTGAAGCGGCCTATCGTCGCCGCTGGTCAGAGATCCGCATGCGCGAGATGCGCCCAGAAGACGCCTCCACGGACGCCCTACACCCGTGGAATGCCCCGGAATGGATGCGGCGCATGAACATCGTGCCGATGGCCGACGTGGGCGCGAAAGCCCGCGAAATCATCCGAGCGCGTGAGGCGCGGAGGGCGTACCTGTGAAGCGGATCCTGTCCTTGGCTGGTGTGGTGTTTCTGCTGATCTGGGGCGTCCAATGTGGTGTGCTGCTGCCTGATCCGTCGTTCCGGTGGTGGCTGTGACCGTTGCCTCGTTCTACGCTGCACACGCGCAGCACGGACGGGCGCCGGTGAGCCCTGAGCGCTGGATCGTCCGCGTCCGCATGTTCGGCCTGACCGAGTTTTGGCACTGCGATAGCCGAGTGGCCGAAGTGCAGCGCGTGGACGGCGATCGCGACGTGGACACGCTCCGGGACTTCTGCAATTGCGGGGGCCGTCCACGGAAACCCCCCTTGTCAGAAATCGCGAGTCATGCGGAAATGAGCGCATAGACCAAGACGGGCGGCGCACTCTTTGGAGTCACGCCCAACACCTGTTTGAGTCTCACTAGGGCCTGCAGCCCGAACCGCTCGGCTCGTCACCGGCAGTGAGATGACAACGACCCGCACGGAAGACGCCGTGTTGATGACTGGGGGGACTCAGTGATTGGCACGGCGTTTTTCGTGGCGGGTTGCTCGTAACCGACGACGCGCACGACGAACCGCGGTGAGCGATGGTTGGAACAAGCTCCGGTTACCACCGACGCGTCTGCTGGCTCGTCACCAGCTCCGGTCGATTCCTCCACCTTCCTGGCCAACCTGCCGGCGAAGGACCGCGAAGCCTTCTTTGAAGGTTCTCCCGAAGCGCGTTCAAAGCATGCGGCTGCGCCAGCGGAGTCAGCCACCGCCGAGCCTGTCGAACAGGCCGCGTCAACGGACGCGTCTCCAGCCGCCTCGGAAACGGCGCAACCCGCAAAGAAAAAGGGCTTAGAAGCGCGTAGCGCGGATGTGGATCTCCAGATTGCTGACCTCAAGCGCAAGCTCGAGATCAAGCAGGAACTGGAGCGCCAACTCGACGCTCGACCGGCACCGAAACAGGACGCGAAGACCGACCCGTCCCCGGCGGTGACCACCAAGGCAGATTGGGAACGGTTGATGGAGCATCCCGATGCTCCGAACCTCGACACGATTGGCGACTACGACAAGTGGGTCGCGGCCATGTCGGTGTTCACGACCTCGCAACTGCTGAAGGAATCGCGAGCGGCGGATACCGCCAGTGCTCGACAGCGACAGGAACAGCATCAGTACGGCGAACGCATCGGGAAGGCCCATGAGCGTGTGGCCGCGTACCGGGAGAAGAACCCCGAGGCGCAGCTGGATGACACCTTGGCCGCGATTGTCCCGGTGAGCCAGTTACCGCCCGGTTCACCCGTGCGCCCTCACAACTTCGTGATGGAGCAGGTGCTGGACTCGGAGGTGCCTGGCGAGTTGCTGATGCACTTCAGCGAACACCCAGAGGTGTTCAAGGAACTGTTGTCGTTGTCCCCGGAAGCCATCGTGCGCCGCGTGGGGCGTATCGAGGCATCCCTGTCGCCCTCCTCGGAGCGGGATACCCCGTCACCCAAAGTCGTCCCCGAGATCACGGACCTCCCGGTGTCTGTCCGCAGCCGCAACGCGGCGACGGTCAGCGACACCGACACGGCGGTCCGCAATGGGGACTTCCCGGCCTACGAACGCGCTTGGCAGAAAGAGCGCTTCGGGGCCTGAGGCTTAGATGAGTAACACATTCAATTACGTTGACTGGCTGACCATGGAAGGGTTGGCGATCCTCAAGAACAAACTTGAGGTGACCCGCTACTTCCGTAAGACGTACTCCAAGGAGTACGAGAAGGACTTCGCGGTCGGTGGCACCATCCGCGTGCCGAAGCCCCAGCGCTACACGATTCGTCGTGGCTTGGGCTATACCCCGCAGGCCCTCGATCGCCCCGTGACCACGATCACGATGCAGGAACCGTTCGGCATCGACTTCGAGTGGGACTCGGCCGAAGCGGCGCTCAAGATGGAGCGCGGCAAAGAGCGCGTGCGCGAGATTTATCTCGAGCCCGCCATGGCGCAGATCGCGCAGGACATCGACTCGCAGGCGGCGCAGTACGCGTACCTGCACACCAACAACATCGTCGGCCAGTTGGGCGTGGACCCGACCACGCTGACGCCGATCGCGCAGGCCCGGCAGCGCATGTACGAGCTCGCCGGTATCCGCGACAACATGGGGCTGATCATCCCGCCCCAGGTGAACACCTCCCTGGTGCCGGCCTTCGCGACGTTCTTCAACCCGCCCGATGCGATCAGCAAGCAGTACCGGAAGGGCACCATCGGCCAGGCACAGGGCTTCATGTGGCACGAGTCCATGTCGCTCTACGACCATACCGCGGGTACCTGGCAGGGTGCGGTCAGTGTCAACACCGCCCCAACGGAAGGCAGCAACACGATCATCGTGAACTGCACGACTGGTGACACGTTCAAGGACGGCGACGTCTTCGGCGCGGCCAACTGCTACGCGGTCAATCCCTCGACGCGTCGGACGGCCACCCGGGCGAATACGGCGCAGTTCCGCGTCGTCGGTGACGTGACGGCGACGGGATCGACGGCGACGCTGACCGTGTTCCCGGCGTTCATCGCGACCGGTCAGTACCAGAACATCGACAGCCTGCCGGCGATCTCGGCGGCCCTGACGCTGTTCCCCGGCACGACCTCACCGAACGGCAAGAGCGGCAAGCAGGCGCTGGCGCTGTCGTCGGATGCCTTCGCGATCGTGGGCTGCAAGATGGAACTGCCCACGGCAGTGGAAATGAAGTCGCAGACGCAGGATCCCGACTCTGGTATCAGTGTGCGCTTCATCCGGCAGTGGGACAACCCGACCTCGCGGATGACCAACCGGTTCGACGTGATGATCGGCTTCGGCGAGCTCTACGCGAACGAGTGTTCCGTGCGCTTGCTGTGCGCGTAGGAGTGATGACCATGAAGAGAATCCTGATCGTTGCTCTCGCGTTCTTGGCCCTCGCGGCTGTGCCGGTGTCGGCGCAGACCTACCTGTCAACCACCACGCTCTCGCAGGCGGTCACCTCCACCTCGCAGCGCCAGTTTACGCTGGCGTCGGGATCTGGGATTGTCGCCAATGTGCAGCTGTTTGTCGATCACGAGCTCGTCGGCGTGGCGAGTTGCGCGAACACGGCCTGCACGATCGTGAATGTGACCCGCAACCAGAAGCCCGCCCTGCATGCCTCTGGGGCTACGGTGATCATCGCGCCCCTGGCCGCCGTGCCGACCGCGTTTGTGCCCAATGGCGGTCAGCCGAAGGCCGGTGCGTGCAATCCGGCCTCGTATCCCTTCCTCCCGATCGTCAACACCGATACCGGCGACGTGTATCTGTGTTGGGGGCAGGGCTCGAGCGGGTTCAATGCCGCCCGGCTGTGGCACGTCACCAACGTGCTCAGCCTGAACGGTGTGCCGTCGTTGATGGTGAACCTGCAGTAAATGCGGACCGCGATCGGGCTGGGGCTCGTCGGGCTGCTGTGGGCGTTGAGCCTGCAGCGCGTGCCGATGTTCCAGTCCGATCGGGCGTTGTGGGAAGCGGCGGTGGCGGCCAGTCCGTTGCTGCCGCGGCCCGCGGTGAACCTTGCGGCGGCCTATCACCGTGAGGGACGCAACCGAGAGGCGGTGGTGTGGTTGGTCAAGGCGGGCGAGCTCAGTCCTGGGGCGCCGCGTGGGGTGGAGGTGCGATGGATCGTACGTCGGCAACTGCTCTGGATGACGGCCTTTGGCGATCCAGTCTGCTCACGCCAGAGCGTAGCGCCGTACTGCTTCTGATCCTCACGGTGGCGCTGTACCTGCCGACGCTCGGCTACGGCTTTATCTACGAGGACTTGAATGATGTCGGCCTGTCGTTTCAGGAGCCGAATCTGACGCAGGCGTGGGCCGCCGCAGTCGAGCGACCGGCGCGCAGCCTCACCGGGTTGTCGTTTGCGCTCAATCAGTGGCTGGTGGGGGCGATGAATCCCGCTGGCTTCCACGCGGGCAACGTGCTGCTGCATCTGTTGAATGGCTGGCTGGTCTACCTGGTGTCTCGGCGCGTGCTGAGTGCGACGGGCGCCGCGTTCGCGCTGGGCGTGTTCTGGCTGCATCCGGTGCAGGTCGAAGCCGTGGCCTATGTCTCGGCTCGAGCGGATTTGGTGTCCGCCTGTTGCGTGTTGCTGGCGCTGCTCTGCACCGCTCGCGGTTGGGGCGTGGCGGCCATGGTGGCCTGTGCGCTCGCCGTGGGTGGCAAGGAGTCGGCGGTGGTGGCGTGGGCACTGGTGCCTCTGTGGGCGTTCTGGATCGGACAGACGTGGCCGGTGTGGATGCGGATCGCGTGGGCGTCCAGCGTGGTGGTGCCCGTCATGGGCTTGCTCTACGTGCATCCGATTGCGCTGGACATGACCTACACGTTGACTCAACTGGCGGCCTTGTGGCGATTTTTCGCGTGGATGGTGGTCCCGGTGGGGCTGGCGTTCGATCCGGATTGGCGCTGGATTACACCCGGGGTGACCATCCTGTCGGCCGGCGCCTGGGGCGCGGTCTTGACGTGCGCGTGGCTCTCTCGGCGGTCGGCGTGGGCGTTTGCGGTGGTGTTTGTCGTGATCGCGGTGTCGCCGCGACTGCTCGTGCCGGTGCTGGAAGGCCCGCATCTGCATCATTTCTATCTTCCGATGTTCGCGATCAGCCTATGGGCGGGATCGCTGCTCAGTGAGAGGACAACCGAATGAATTTCCCGAGACACCTGCACCAGACCGAGGGCCGGTACGTGGTCGTGAACGACGCGGAGACGGCGGACAAGTTGCTGGCCGGCGGCTGGCTGCCTCTGCCGCCCGCGCACGTCGAAAAGCCCGTGGAAGTGCGCGTGTTTGACGCCCTCTCCACGCTGGCCGTTCCGAAAGACGTGCCGCCCGACACGCTCGTGACCGAGTTGAACGGTAACGCGGCGGCGGTGGTGATCGCGGGTGCGGATGCCGTCACGCTGGAGGCGATCGAAGCCGAAGAACTCGCCGGCAAGGCGCGCAAGGGTGTCTTGGCCGCGATTGACGCCCGCAAGGCTGAACTGAGCGCGTAATGGCCGGCCCTGTCGTCACCGGAATGGACGCCATCGTGCAGGCCATGCAGGATCTTGGGGTCTTGCAGGCTGGCGAGACGCCGTCTGGTGACGACGCGGACGATGTGCTGACACAGCTCAATCGGCTGATCGACAGCTGGAATGCGCAGCAGGAGAACATCTACACGTCGGAGTTTCTGACGTTCCTGCTGGTAGCGAACGTGCAGCCGTTGACCATTGGGCCGACGGGTGCGAATTACACCGTGAGTCAGCGGCCGGTGTCGATTGATGCCGCCAACGTCATTTTGAACAACACGTCACCGACCACGCGCGTACCGCTGGTGGTGCATACCGATCCGCAGTGGTGGATGAGTGTGAGCGTGCCTGGGACGGCTACGACCCTGTCCAGTGACCTCTACTACCAGCCGACCTGGCCCAACGGGAACATCTACCTGTGGTGCAAGCAGGCCTACCCCTACACGCTGGAACTGCTCGTGCGGCTGGTGTTCTCGGCGGCGGAGTTCTCGACGCAATTAGTGATGCCACAAGGCTACTGGAATGCGCTGGTGTTGACGCTGGCGGAGAACATCGCGCCGATGTTCAAGCGGGTGGTTCGGCCGGATCTGGCGCGGCGAGCGCGTGAGGCGCGGATGCTGATCCAGGCGAACAACACGGTCGTGCCGTCGATTCGGACCACGGATGCCGGGATGCCGGATCGGTCGAGCGGGAACCGGAGCAACTGGAATTACCTCAATGGAAGTGTGAACGGACGTTTCCCATGATGCAGAAGCTGTTTCGCCCCCTCGTCGTCGTGCTCGCATTGACGGTACCTGTGCTGGCGCAGTGGTCGTACAAAGACACCCTGCCTGAGGTGACCGTGAGCGGCACCGCCGGCCGCGTGTTTACCGACGCGCAAGTCTTGTCCGGGAACGGCCATCCGCAAGCGGATGTGGCGACCTGCTCCGTGACGGGCGCGAACATCCGCGTGACCACGGACGGCTCAGACCCGACCACGACGCTCGGTGAAGTCGTGGTGCCTGGCAATTACACCTGGGCCGGGAACGACGTACTGCAGGCGCTACGCGCCATCCGGGACGACAGCACCAGCGCGACGATGAATTGCACCGTCTACGGCGGGGGCGGCCGGTGAAGACGGTTCTGGCGCTTGCGCTCTCGCTGCTGCCCGCGCTGACCTTCGCGCAGGGATTCCCGACGCCCGTGTCTGGGGCGCCGTTCTTTGGCTTCCCCGCGCCGCAGGGAGGCTCGTCCAACCCGTTCGCCAATGTGGTGTTCACGGGGCAGGCGCTCGGCCCGCTATCGACCTGCGCGGCCCCGTCTTACAGCGCGAGTGCGGCAGCGACGACGGGGATTGCGATTACGAGCTCGCCAAGTGTGCTGACCTGCGTCAACGGGGCCACGGTGGTGACGTTCTCAGCAACGGCTGTGACACTAAACGGCGTCACGTTCGACCTCGGAAACAGCACGTCCATGTCACAGACGGCGGCCAATCGCATCGGGATTGCGACCGGCGACAGTCTGCATCTGATTGCGGGTGGTTTGGGTGTCGGGGTGGTGCCTCCCTCATCTGGTGAGGTCCAGGCCAGCGGCAACCTGATCACCGCGGCCTCGCTGAAATTCCTGGCGGCTGGCACGCTCGCGGACATTCTTGACGGCAAATTTCGCTTCCAAAATGCCGGCGGCACGGCGGGGTTTCTCCTGAACGGCACGGCTGAAAGCGTGATGGGCGTGAAGTCGCGCACCGATGGGGCCTACGCCACGGTGGACGCGCTGGGTTACCGCGTGAGCGGGGCGGCTGGTGCGAGCGGAACGTGTGCGTCAGTCACGGTCGTGAATGGGATCGTCACCGTTTGCACGCCATAGGAGTCTTCATGCGAATCATGTGTGCGTTCGTCGTGGTGGTGCTGCTCTCGGGGTCCGTGCTGGCGCAGACGCCCGCCTCGACCACGCAGATGCAGTTGGCGTCGTCCCCGCTGTTCTTGGCGCGGGCGACCTATAACGGGTGGCTGGTCGCGAAAGAGGTGACCGAGGAACCGCACAACGGCGCGGCGGCCTCACCGGACCCCTACGACACCAATTGCCACGCCTTGCGCGTGATCTACGCCAAAAAGTTTATCGAGCAGCCGGCCGAGTTTGCGAAAACCTCGTCGGTGGGTGTCGTCTCGGCCAATTACTCGGGCGCCGTCATCGTCGGCACAGTAACTGGCACTACGCCCAACTTCGACAGTTCGGCCACGGACGGGCAGGTTCAGCAGGCGTATCGCTTCATCTGGAGCGCGCTGGCTGGGTGCGACACGGGCAGCTAGGGGCCTATGGCGGCCTATCCGGCGTTCATCGGTGGCAGTTCGAATGACTACAGGGGCTACATCTCTGTCTGGGATCGTCTGCGGTTTTGGTCGAAGGTGACAAAGACCGAAGGCTGCTGGATTTGGGATGCCTCTGTCGCGAACGAGGGGTATGGGCAGTTCCATCTCGGAGGCAGACCCAGGCTCGCCCATCGCGTGGCGTGGCTTCTCGCGAATGGTATTCCAGCAAAGCGGGATGGCTATCACGGCGCCGTCATCATGCACTCCTGCGACAACCGGGCCTGCGTGAATCCAGCGCACTTGGCCGCTGGGTCACAAGCACAGAACTTACTCGATATGCACGCCAAGGGGCGACACAACACGACCGTTAAAGCGAGGGGCGAGTCGAACGGCAACGCTAAGTTGACCGAAGAACGCGTGCGAGAGATCAGAGCAACTACCGGCTCAAGTTACTCAGTGGCATCGCGGTTTGGGGTATCGGCCGGTGTGATCCAAAGCATTCGGCGTGGGACGACGTGGAGGCACGTCGCCTAAATGGCTGCGTATCCAGCTTTTATCGGAGGGTCCTATCTCTCCCAAAGCACGGTGGCCGATTGCGCCGAGACGTTTAATTTTTACGTCGAACGCATGGAAGTTCCCGGTGCGAAGGGGAAAGCCGTGCTCTATCCCACGCCCGGGGTGCGCTCCTTTGGCAGCGTCACGAAGGTGGGCGGCCGGGGGATGTACACCAACGGCGACGGCCGGGTGTTCGGCGTCACTGGATCCAGCCTCTACGAGTGGTTTATCGACGGGTCCTCCATTGAACGCGGCTCTGTCGCGCTCGATGCGAACCCGGTCAGTTTTGCCAGTAACGGCGACGGCGGCCAGCAGTTGGCGATCGCGGCTGGCGGGAATGTCTACTGCTACGACCTGCTGAGCAACGTGCTTACGTTGGAGTTGACCGGCAACTACGTCCAGGTTGGCATGCTCTACGGCTACTTCGTGGCGCTCGATTCGGCGCTGGCCCGGGTGCAGATTTCCGACCTGTTCGACGGCACCGTATGGGATCCGCTGCAGTATTTCGAGCGCACGATCGGCTCGGACGGATGGATTGCGCTCTTGGTGACCGCCTACGGTCAAATCTGGCTGCTGGGGCCGCAGACGGGCGAAGTCTGGTACAACGCCGGCACGTTCCCGATTCCGTTTGCCCCGCATCCGAGCGGCTTTATCACCAAGGGCATCGCGGCGACGTTCTCGCTGTGCGAGGCGGGAGATTCTGTCGTCTACCTCTCGACCAACAAGGACGGCGGCTACGAAACGCTATCAGCCCGCGGGTTCCGACCGGAGCGTATCTCCACGCACGCCGAAGAGTACGCCTACTCGCAGATGACGCGGCTGAACGACGCCATTGGGCAGACCTATAAGTCCCGTGGGCATGTGTTCTACCTGCTGAAATTTCCGACCGAGCAGCAGACCCGCGTGGTGGATTTCTCGACGCTATTCCTGTGGCACCAGCGCGGGACGTGGATTACCTCGACGGCCTCGTACATCGCGTGGCGGCCGACGTTCCATTGCTTCGGGTTCAACAAGCACCTGATGCAGGACGCGACGACCTGCGTGCTCTACGAGATGAACGACGACCTCACCACGGACGTGGACGGGCTGTTCATTCGACGTGTCCGCACGGCGCCGGCCATCAACAAGGAAAACAAAGAGATCAGCTACGGCAAGTTTGAGCTCTATCTCCAGAACGGGAACGGTCTGTCCGGTACCGGCCAGGGCTCCAACCCGCAGGTGGTGCTGCAGACGAGCAACGACGGCGGGCGCACTTGGGGCAACGAGCGATCGTGTGGCTCTGGCAAGTTGGGCAACTACGGCAAGCGCGTCTTCTGGGAGCGCAACGGGCAGTCGCGTGATCGGGCCTTCCGCGTGATCATGACCGATCCGGTGCAGTGGTACCTGATTGACGCCTTCTTGGATCTCTCGGTGGAAGCGGAGGACTTCGCCGCATGAGTGGCCTCCAGCTGCTGAACGACGCGCCGTATCCCCAGAATGACCCGCTCACGCTGGTGCAGAAAAACCACAAGGGCGACCTTGAGGGCTTCCTGAACGAGCAGCAGTGGGGGCAGTGGTTTCTCGCCCTGCAGAACAACGTCAACGTGGCCCCGGCACGGGTCGGCGAGACGTTCAACCTGTCGGCCCAGAATGGCGCGATTGTCGCTACGGACATCGGCGGCGGGATTCTGCCGGCGGGTGTCTACGTGCTCTCGTACTGGTTGCGCGTCACGGTGCCCGCGGGCATCTCAAGCAGCCTGCAGGTCACGTTCACGTGGACCACGGGCGGGTTCTCGCAGGCGTTTGTCGGCGTGGTGGTGAATGGCAACACCCAGCAGTCGTACGCCTCGGAATCTGTGCCGGCGTTTCGCATTGATGCGGGCTCCCCGATCACGGTGGCGGTGGCCTATGCGTCGAATCCAGCCGCCCAGGCGCAGTTTGAGATCGATGTGATTCTGCAACGGCTGCAGGTGACGGAGTAACGATGGCAAGCAACGACAACACGGCCTACGGGCGGTATCTGGCGTCACAGGGGCCGCGGGGGTTCCGGGCGGGCATGGCGGCGAAGACGTTTGCCCCGATTGGCGTGGCGATGGCGGCCCCGGCCATTGGGTCGCTCTTGGGGTTCGGTGGCGCGCCCGCCGCGGCCTCTGCGCCGACGTTCGGGCTTGGCGCGGCCAATACCGGCGCGTGGGCCACGAGCCTGCCGGCCTTGAGTGCTGGAGGGTCAACCGTGGCGCCGTCTGCCGGCTTCTCGATCGGCAAGTTGTTTGGCTCCAAGGGCGCCGAACTGGCGGCGGGTGTCGGGACCACGCTCTTAGGCCAGCGCAGCGCGAACAAATCGCAGCGGGAAGCCAACGCGCTCACCGAGCGCACCACCAACGCGCAGTTGGCGCTGGCCGAACGTGACGCGGCCCGCGAACTCGAAGCCCGCACGCTCGATCGGTCGGACAACCAGCGACGGTGGGAAGCCGAAGAAGCCTTTCGAGCCAAGCAGTTTGCGGCTAGTGAAGAAGAACGGCTGCATGCCCGGAAGTTGGCGGATGAGTTGGAAGCACGACGCGCCCCGCGGCGCGAGATGAGCCGGCAGGCCTTGCAGCAGGTCGGACGACTCTTGGGGTGGACCTAAATGGCTGAACGCGATTATTCCAACGATTACGACGACTGGCTGCGAGACAACCCGGCTGAGTACCAGTCGCGCCCGGAGAATCCTCGACAGCCCACGGATTCGGTGCAAACGCCGGCGCCGAAAGGCCCGCCGTACACGCGGTCGAACCCGCCCCCGGCTCCGCGGGATGGCTACGAGTGGATCATGGATCCCGCGACGGGCGTCTTTAACGAGGTGCCGCGGGCCACGACTCCGGCAACCACAAACGACCCGTTGCCGACGACTCCGACGACACCTGGACCATCCGGGCCAACGACGAGTAGCCCCAGCTTCGACTGGTCTTCGGTGAGCACGGATTCTCCCGTGTTCGACTGGCCGCAGTGGGACGCGCCGGTCTACACCCCGGAGCAGTTTGATCCGTACCCGGAAATGGTCAAGCGGCCGGATTACAAGTCGCTCAGCCTGGAAGAGGCGATGAATGAGCCCGGCCTGAAAGCCGGACTCCTAGAAGGTCGCAAGCAGATCGAGAACTCGGCGGCGGCCCGCGGCACGCTGCGCTCAGGCGGCACGCTCAAGGATATTTTCGACTGGACCAACACGCGCACCCAGCAGGGCTACGACACCGCCGAGTCGCGCAACTTCCGGAACTGGGGGGCCAATAACGATCTGGACTTCCGTACCTACGGGACGAACCGCGACACGTACTGGGGTAACAACGATCGCCGCCAGCAGTCGTCGCTGGATGCCTTCGATCGCCGGTACGCGGGCGAGCGGGACATGTTCTCGTTCAACAAGTTTGAGCCGGCGAAGATGACCTTCAACGACGCGTTCAATCGCTGGAAGGCGAAGCTGGACGCAGCCACGGCGGTGGCGACGGGTGGGCCGGACTGATGGCCGCTGAACGTCTCGACTACATCCCGCGGCCCTTTGTCGGCGAGCGCTACGTCCCGAACTCGCAGCCGATCGGGCAACTGCTCGGCCTGCAGGGGCGTCAGCGTGCGGATGCCGCGTTGACGCAGGGGGAACTGTCACGGCGAGCGTGGCAGCAGATGGGGGAGTTGTTCTCGCGCTACGCCCAAGGGACACGGGCTGAGCAGGCCAAGGCGGCCGAGATTGCGACGGAAGCCATCCGTTACAAGGACGCGATGGCGCTCAAGGATCTCGAACGCAAGGACCGGGCCGCCGAGCGTCGGTCAGACGAGCAATGGCGTCGTGATCAGTTCCGCGCAGGTCAGGCGGATGCGACCGCCGATGTGATGACTCCCGGCCAAGCGATGACGCCGGAGGCATTCAATCAGCGTATTGCCGGGACTGGCTCCGAAGTTCGGTTCCAGCATCAGCCGGCCATGCCGGAGCGTCTCCCGGCCCGACCGATTGCAGATACCGCTGGCGTCCCTGGGTATGCGTCCGCCATGGCGGAACCCGTGCAGTCAGCGCCAAGTGCGCCACCGGATCAGCCGTGGGAGCCTATGCAGGCGCCCACTATGTCGCCGGATGTGGCGGCCCGTTCTGAGGCGTACACGCGCAAGCCGTTGTTTGCCGAGACGATGGCCGTCGATAGCGCTCGCCGGCAAGGTGAAGCCGCGGCGATCGCGGCGGGTAATACCGTCGCGGACAACACACGCGCTGATGAGGCGGCGAAAGCTACCGCTACCTATCGAGCGAATCAGTTGAAGATCGCCGAGCGGCGAGCGGCTGCGGCCGAAGCTCGGTTACGGTTTCAACGCGATCAGGCGGTCGGCAACGGCGATCTCACGCCCAAGCAAGCGCAGCACATGTTTCAGCTGGCGAATGGGCTGAAAGCCCATCCGGCCTACACGGATATGACCGACATCCACACCGGATGGCAGGGCGTACAGACCGGACTGAAGCAAGACAACGGGTTCGGCGACATCACGGCGATCAATGCGTTTCAGCGCATGGTGGATCCAGGGGCGACGGTTCGGGAAGGCGACGTGGCGTTGCTGCAAAGCGCGAGCTCGCTGGTAGACACGATTCTCAGTGACTACCCGATCGAGAAGCTGCGAAGCGGCGCCAAGCTGCCTGATGCCGTGCGGAAGCGGATGGCTGATGCTGCGCGTGATCTTTATAGCGTGCGGGCCAAAAACTACAACGAAACGATTGGTAACCAGTATCGCCAGCAGGCTCAGGCCGTTGGTGTTCCATTCAACCTTGTCGGGATGGATTTCGAAATTCCAGAAGCGCTAGCAGCGGCCCAGGCGCCGGATCTGGCGGGCGTGCGAGATGGCTTCGTTCGCGAGTACAAGACGGGTCCATTTGCTGGTCAGCAGTGGACCACGTTGAACGGTCAGCCCAAGCGGGTGAAGTGATGCCGCAGGACTACATTGATCGCCCCATGACCCCGGCTCAGAAGAAGGGGCTGACCGCGCCGGCTGATGAGTTTGTGGATCGTCCTCTCGCCACGACGCCACGCCGGGCGGCCACCACGGGTGAGCGCGTCGGCGGCGTGGGCGGGGCTGTGGTGGACGCCGGAATCGGCGCGCTTAAGGGTGCTGGTAGCACCGTCTTTGGGCTCGGCAAACTCGTTCACGACTACACGCCTATTGGACGCATCAGTGATGCGATCTTGCCGGGAGCTTTTGAGCAGAAACCGGAAGAGATCGTGCCGCAGAACACCGCGCAGCGCGTCGGGTTCACCGGAGAGCAAGTCGCAGAATTCTTTGTGCCAGGTGGTAGCGCGGCCAAGTTGGCTCAGGCGCCCAAGGCGGCCGGCATCACGCTCGCCCAGACGAGCAGCCCGATGGACGCGGGTGCCTCCGGTGCGATTACCGCCGTGATACCTGGCGCGGGTACCGTGGCGCGGCTGTCGAAAGGATTCCGCGAGGGGGCGGAGAAGTCAGCCGCGCAGGCACTCGGGGCCACGAAAGAGTGGGCGAAGGCCGAAGCATCAAAACTCGCTCCGGAAATGATTCAGCGGGGGGTAAAGGGCTCGCGTGAAGCCATGTTGGACCAAGCCAAGGCGCAGGCGGCCACCATTGGTTCCGCGATTGACGACGTGATTGCTGATGCTGCCGCTCGCGGGACCATCGTGGATGGAGATGTGGCGCGGTCTAGCATCCAGGCCGCACGGAAGGCGCTGATGATTCCTTCGTCGTCGGGTAAGAACATTCCGATCGAGGGCACGCAAGCCGCCTTAAACAAGCTCGATCGGCTAGACAAGTTCGTGGAGCGCCTTGGCCCTGCGATTCCGATCGAGGACGCGCAGCGCGTCAAGCAGGCGTGGGACAAGATCGTGAGTAAGGCGGGGCTCTATGGGCCGAAGGCCACGTCATCGGCCACCGACAACGCCGAAGCGTGGGCCATCAGAGAAGCGGCGGGGTCGTTTCGCAAGCTCTTGGCGGACGCCTCCCCTGATCTCGCCACACTCAATAAGGAATTCGCGTTCTGGGGCGGTCTGCGCGGTGTCCTGAAGGAAACACAGAAGCGCACGCAATCGCAGGGCGGCGGCCTTGTCTCCGGCATCACGGGTGCGACCGGCGCGGCGACGGGCTTTGCCTCCGGTGAGGGCCTCAGTGACAGCGTGGAAAAGGCGTTAGTGGGCGGGGTGGCGGGTCGGCAGGTCGTAAAGATGCTGCAATCGCCGTGGTTTCGCACCAGCGTAGCCGCGCCCCTGAAAGACACCCTCGCCGACGCGTTGGCCACTGGTCACGCCGGTCAAATCATGGCGGCGCTCAGCAAGATCACCGCGTCCGTGCCGGCGCAATTGCGCACGGCAACGGCTCAGTAAAAGACCCAAATCCCCGTGCGATGGAGTGACATGCGGAACATCAAGAACGCCCCGAGCAGAATCAAATACCACTTGAGCGCCACATACGGCCAGCGGATGGGAGAGGGCCACTTACTGGCGCGGGCGTCGAGACGTTCCAGCCAAGGCATTGGGGCTCTGATTCTAGCATTTCTTGCCCTGACGGTTCCCGCCTTTGGGCAGGGCAGTGTCATGCCCTCCCCGGTGTTCCACGGGTTCACCCTGAACGGCACGCCACTGGTCGGGGGTAAGCTCTGCACGTTCGAAGCGGGCACGACCACGCCGGCCGATACGTTCCCCACCTCGGCTCTGACGCCTGGCTCTGAACACGCCAACCCGGTGATCCTGAACGCCCGCGGGGAAGAGACGATCTTCCTCACGCCTGGGCAGTCCTACAAGTTCGTCCTGATGACGCCGGGGTCAGATCAGACCTGTGCGACGGGCTCGGTGCTCTGGTCAGTGGACGGGGTGTCAGCGGTCCCCACGTCGAACGTCAATCTGGACATTGACGGCACGGCCGGCGAGAGCATCGCCGCGGGGGACATGGTCTACATGTCCAACGGCCTCGGCGGGACTACGGCCGGCCTGTGGTACCTGACGGATTCGGACAACACCCTGAAATCAACCGGCGCCACGCAAGTCGGAATTGCGCCCGTGGCGATTGCGACCGCGGCTCGCGGCACAATCCGGCAAGCCGGCGTGGTGGCGGTGACCGGGCCGATCTCGACCGGCGCGGATTACTTCGCGGCGGCGACCCCAGGCGCGATCAGCGCCACGGCGCCCACCAACGCCATTCGGATCGGCTCCGCGCTCAGCCCTACGTCGCTGTTGGTGGGGAACATCTCGGCGCCTGTGAGCCCACGCGGGCCACCCTGCGGGCGTCTCACACTGACTACGGGCGTGCCCATCACCACGGCCGACGTGACCGCGGCGACGACGATCTATTACTCGCCCTACGGTGGCTGTAACCAGATCTCCCTCTCG